TCGGCAACAGCTTGACGCTCGTTGATATTTGTTTTCAACTCGTCAAGTTTGTCGATGTACTCAGCAGCATAGTAATCAGCCATTGTTACTTCCACATTAGTATGTGCAAGTTCCATTGGTGTTACATTACCGTTGCGTGATTTAGTTGATGCTGACCCAGTTCCAATTTTCTGGAATCTAGCAGTGTTGCCCGATACATTCGTTGAACGAATGGTACTACGCAGTTTAGAACCCATGCGCTGATATGCAAGATGCACATCGGTTTCAAACTGTTTAATAAAGGCTTGGTCTATAGTATTAGCCATTTACAGTTTCCTAAGTTAAGTTACATTTGCATCTTGAGTATCCACTCTGCATCCTCAACGAAGGTATCCTTTCGGGCTTCTCAGTGCTTTATGGGTCTTGATAATTCATCTACAACATTATTTTGAGCAGGATTGCAACGCACAAAATCAATAAATTCAATATTTTTTTCTTGAGAACAACCTACTGGCTCAAACCCTAACCACGCTGCCCACTGCAACATATCAGAGTAATCAGCCTTAATACACATAGAAAGCATAGGATAAGTTTGATCGAAGAAATTTATTAACATTTTCGATCCTCTGGCTAAAACAAAGAAATTATCTTTAATTTTAGTAGAAAACATAGCAAACATTTGAGGCGTATCTTCATCAAAGAAAAGACCACCAACAAATACTATCTCATCATTTTTATCTCTAACCAAATATACTTCACTGTTTTGCGTAATATCTTTTAATGCTGTTAAAACATTTGTATATCGTTCTAATTCTAAAAGTTCTTTAATATTTTCAGGATGAATAATATGAATAAATTCATATATATGATCGTCTTTAAAAGGTGTTAGGTAATACCCACCTCTTTGCATTATTTTTATTTCATCCGTAAAGTTTCTGGAATCCATCATTAACCGTTTTTATAAAATTAGAATCTTGCTGTTGCCTATCGTGATATCTTGGATCTCTCATCATTTCTTCTAATTTAGCTTGGCTTAATGCACCAACAGCAGGAGTTGTTTCTGATACAGAGGGATCTTGCATTTTTTCCATTAGAAATTCTAAAGCTATAATGCCATCGCTAGTTTCACACATACGTTCTACAGCAGGTATTACTTCTTCAGGAAAGAATTTATTAGCAAATAAAGATGCAGCTTCTATTCTAGCGTTAGAATTTTCACCAAGTTTTTTAGTTTCTGCGTCAAAATCTATTTCTTGAGGCTGTGCAGCTAAATAAAACTCTATACCTTTTTGAAATTCTTGATGTGAATATTTATTTTCATGGCAATGTTTTGCCCAATCTTGAAGAAGATCTGTTCCCATAGCCTCATCAAACTCTACGTCAGGTGGCATTTGATAATCACCAAAAGAATCAGGCACTCCCTCTTTGGGCTTATCAAGTTCTTCCATAAGTTTAGCTTTAATGTCTTCTTCTTTTTGCCCAAGTTTTGATTCTAATTCTTTGTAAGCTTTACCTAATTCAGAAGGCTCACTAAATTTTTCTGGTAACCATTCAGGACGTTCAGAAGTTGTTACCTGATCTACTGTGGCTTCAGTAGTTTCTTTTGCTTCAGCAGTAGTGTCTTCTACAGTTGCTGTTTCTTCACTCATTTTTTACCCTCTTTAGATTTTATTAAAGAACCATGATTGGCTCTAGAAGATAAAAGACCAACAATAAATCTTTGACCCTCTAAATGCCTAAGCTCATCGTTTGATATATTCGGACCGTTAACAATATCTATTGTAACAGATCTTAAATATTGCATAACAGCTTGACCTGACGGTGTTGCTAGTAAAGCGGCAATATCTAAACTTATTTTTTCGTCAACTTCTTGGGATCTTTGAACTCCATCCATCCCAACATAAGGTTTTTTACTCAAGACCTACTCCATAGGTTGCTGTTCTTGAGCCTGACTTTGCTGCATTTGCTGCATTAATGCAACTATTTCTTTTCTTTGGGCGTCATCCCTTATTAAATTATCTGGTACTCCAAACTTTTTAGCAAGATATGCAGCAGTTTCTTCACTGTTTACTAATAATTGCAAAGTTTCTGGACCAAATGCATTCTGTGTTAATTCAAGAAACCTTGAAATAGAAGATATATCTTGGTTAGCTTGAGCCTGTGCTAGTGGAGAAACAGACTTAACCTTTACTTCTCTACCATTTACAGTTGGTACTTCAATGCGACCTTGCTTTTTCAGGATAAAAATAACCCTTTGAAGAACAGGCTGTACTAATTCAGCTTGCAATCTACCAAACGCAGAGCCAATACGCCTTGATAAATCAGCCATACGTTCTGCTATTTCTGTTGCAGATGCAGGAGTTTTATTAGGATCTCCAAGCATATCATTATACAAGGCGCGTTTAATATTGTTTCTCATATCTCCCAAAACTAATTGGGCAACATCGAAGCGACCAGCAGCTTGTATAGGTTGCAATCCAGCAGATCCCATAGCTTTAGGAATTATAGTGCCTGGAACGAGATTTATTGTGTCAGGATTTATTACCCCATCATCTTCCATTTGATAAATACCAGAGATAGACATCTGAGCATTTTCTAATATTAACTCGATAGTAAGATTGGTTGTTTTAATGGAAGACAATGCGTTGATTAATGGACCTCGACCATAAACCTCACCAGCGCATTTAGACCATCGAAAACAAATAAAAGGATTAGATCCCAAACCTTCCATTTCTCTTTTAAATATTACAGACTTAGTTGTCATGCAAATTGCATAGTGAAGGTTTGACGTTATATTAGGAGAAGCATAGTTGCGGCACACAATCTCAAGAACTGTTGTTGTTTTATCTCCAGACATTTGAGCCATAGAACTTACTTCAGGAGGAAGTTTGGCTTTAGGATATAACTGCTCTAACTGATTAAACTTTATGTTTTTGCGTTCTCTAAAAACGTGATCGATATTATCATCGGGACCAGTATCAAGTATAACATGAGGCAAAGGTATAGCTGAAAAACGTATAGGATTAATTGCATCGCCTTCTTCGCAAACTAAAATACCAGTCCCGACTGCCAAGTCCATAAATGACTCATGGACTTCTTGAGCAAAGTTTGAGTTTTGAATTACCTCAAATACATAATCAGTTACTTCATCTAAATCATTATTTACTTCATCACGATTTTCTTTAGGAACTTCTGAACCTGCCGTTAAATCTGCCCACCTTGCAAAATTAGGAACAAGACCTGATTGCAATCTTGATGCAAACTCCTGAACCCCAACTACAGCAGTTTCATCAAATATTTTATCATCACGCCTTTGTCCTATAGTTTCGTGATAGAAACTTTCTCTTTGAGGTAATGCATATTCATAACATTCTTCAAATAATGGAACAAAGTTTTCACGTTTAGCTTTAGCTTTGTCGTATTTTTGAAGGTAACCTTTGGCAATTTCATCCATTACATACCAAACCTATTTCCAAACCTTGAATAAAATCCTTGACCTGTTTTAGCAGCAAGTAAACTTCTACGGTTTCTACCAGCAGAACTTCTCTTATATTTATTTCTAAACAGACCTGTCATTTCAGGATCTATATTTTCAGCTTGTCGCTTTAACTGACCTTCAGTTACCGTCTGATCTTTTGGAAGATCTTCTTTAGCTTGCTCCAAAGCGTCTGCTTTTGCTGCGGCAAGATCTTCTTGCGCGGTCTCTTTGGCTGCTTCGGCTTCGACTTTGTTTTCTTCAAGTTGGGCATCTACTTTTGGGTCTCTCTTTCTTCCACACATTTTTTAGCTCCTAATTTTTTTATCCATATGCACATAATTTAAAAAACATCAACGCACAATTACATACGCGCCCATAATCCTTGCCTTCTTGTCTTTTGCTTATGCTTAGAAAATATATCAAAATTCCTGTTGGCAACTACAGTTGTTGCAGGTTTCTGATTATTTAACAAGGCTCTGCCTTCACCAGCACCTAACATCATATATTGTAACGCATCGTGAATATGGGAATACATATTTTTATCAGGCTTGTCTGCATAGCGTTCACCAGATACTTCCATACGTCTATACTGATAGCCACCTTCAAAACCTTTAATAAGTTGCTGGCATCTTCGATCAATTAAAAATGCTGGCTTGCCCTCGACCATCTTAGTTAACTGGGAAGACACAGCTTCTAAACGAAGGTCTACAGAGTTAGAAGGGGCTGGGAATGCCCTCAAACCAGCACCGCGCAAAATATGAAAGGGAGTTGATTCATCTGTTTGCGCCCTAAAGTCCCCAGCAGGATCGCCATATATATACACCTCAGATGCTTGGGAAAATCGGGAGGAAATTTCCTCACGCAACACTTCGGCAAATCTAACAATCCCCATATCAAAGGCCACTATTTCCGACTGGACGAGCCAGCGACCTCTGATCTTTTGTCCAAGAGTGGCTGCTGGAGTTAATCCAAAATCCAAGCCAACGTATAACGGTAGACCTGCGGCTACTGCTACTTCTTCTTTGGCTATGTGTACTTCTGCAGCGAACATTGGATATATCGGCTTTCCATCTTGGATACTTCCCAATCTATTCATAACATACACATCAATCCAGCTTTTTGTTTTGCCTGTGATTAAATTGGGATAATAACCCTTAAGCATATGTTTTATATTCTCGGAGTCTTTATTAGGTTTGTAATTTACAACCTCACCATCTTCATTTCTTATTTCAACCATTCCAGAAGGCTGCTTAAAAAACTGCCAGTTATCAGGTTTAACTAACATTTGTGCCTGTTCTCTAGGAATATGATCAGGAACAGGAACTTCACCTGACATAATAGGCCACCAGTGATCTTCTTCAGGGGCATTAGTATCACATATTACCCCTGACCAACTCGGTCCACCTTCACGCATAGAAGGGAATCGACCAACACGCATTGTACACGCATCAATAATAGACTTGGGAACTTCCCTAGCTTCGTTAACCCAGACGCCAGTTAACTCAAGTGATAAAAGTTTTTTAACATCTTCAGGCCTATCTAATGCTAAGAAGATAACCTCAAGTTCTAAGTCATTCTTTTTAATGTTGTGAGTATAAGGAACTGACCAAGTAAACTTTCCCCATGTTTCTTCGGGAAACCAATCAAGCCAAGTCTTTATAGTTGTCGTTTTAAGCTGTGGGTTTGTGTTTCGAATGATTGCCCATCGACTTCTTCGAACACCCTTATCGTTTTTCTTTTGCATTAAAGATCTACGGAAAACCTCAACACAACAACCAACAGATTTACCAGAACCTACTGGACCTCGAATGCCACGAAAGAAAGTATCGTCTTTCATAAAAGCCTTAAGGACATCACCATCAGGCTTATATTTAAATTCAGTCATCGAAGACCTTTATCTACTCCAGCTTTGATCATACACTCCGCCACATCAGGACCAATATTATCAATAACATTGTCCAGCATATAGTTCGTAACAAAAGACTTACCATGCTTTTGATCGAAGTGCTGGAAGTGTACCTTCTTAACAATCCTTCTAAGCATAGTAAGTTCTTCAGGCTTAAGAGTATCTACAAAACTCATTTTTTAGTTTTCTTGGGCTTCGCTTTTGATTCATCAACATTAGGCGTAGAAGAATCATCAGATTTAAAAGTACCCTTTTTACTTCGAGCCTTTACTGCTTCCTCACCAAACTCCAATTTAACTGAGTGACTCATATGATTTTTTTCTGTCCAAGTAGATCCATGAAGCTCATGCGTTTCACCTATCCAAAGTTGACCAGTTGATTTAAGATACCAAGCCATTACTTATTCACTTTCTTTTTTGGGGGTCTACCCTTTTTAGAACCATAAGTTCCTCTTCCTTTAGGCATTTATTTCTCCTTTATACTAATAATTTTTTCCTATTAATCCACAAACTACTTATTCTCAACCGAACTCTCTCGTTTAACTCTGGCTGTAGCTGCATATTAATCATTACTAATAGCAGCAATAGCCTAGC